ATCTTGTCAGCCCTGCCGGGGTTGTAAGCCCTCACTGGGATGTGTGCGCGCTGCAGGTCTTGGATCAGCACGATGCCAGCGGCTTTGTCCTCGACCAGGACCAGGTCCACCTTCTTGGCCGTCTTGCCCTCGCCAAAGATGATCTCGTACTCGTCAATGACCTTGGGCTTAAGATCGGGGTACTGCAGCCGATCTTGCCAGGCGTCGATGATCAGTACGCACATGCCACCGTCCTGGGGCTTGAAGACACCGAAAGTGATGCTTGCGGTGGGATCGTTGACCGTCTTCTCGGTGAAGGCGCAGTCATAGCTCTGGACCACAAACTCGAGCTTGGGTATGGGTTTGTCAGCAGGCCAAAGCTTGAACCAGTCGCGCTGCACGATACCGCCCTCCTCGGGGTCGATGATCTCAGCGTAGATTTCCTGGCGGCCAAGCTTGGTGCCTTCGTACTGCAGGATCTGGCGCTTGAAGTTCTCGGACAGGTTATCCAGGTTTGAGTAAGTGCTGGCAGTGGTAAGCACCACATCGTCGCCCTCGCGGCTGATCAGGTCGATGATCAGGTCCTTGGGCTTGGGTGTCGTCGTGCAGATCAGCCTGGTCTTCATGTCATGCAACTTTAGTCGCATACCAAACTGGATCTGGTCCCAGGCTTCCTGAATGTACTCCCAGGCGGCAAGTTCATCCAACCACCCGCCGTGGAATTGCGGACCGCGGAAGCGCTCAGGCTCCGAAGCGGGTATGCCTTTGATCAGCGAGCCGTTGGTCAAGCGTAGCTCGTGCAAGGCCTTGTTGTAATCAGCGATCAGGACCGCAGGAATCACGCTCAGGAGGCCCGAATCACCCTCGAAGCATGTACCCCTCACATCACTACTCGTTGGCGCCGCCACGAGCCATCTGGTGGCTTTGTAGGACTGTGCCCACCAGCCGATCTGCTCCGCAGCCGTCCTGGTCTTGCCGGCACCGCGGCCTGCAAGCATCAGCCATATGGACCACCAGTCACCGTGCGGTAGGATCTGGTGCTTGAGTGCTCGTGTGAGCCACATCATGCGCCAGGACCAGGCGGCAGCCGCTTGTGGCTCTAGCCTGGTGTACTGCTCGCGGATCTGTGGATCTTTGAGCAGGACCTCAAGATCACTTGTCCCCAAGTTGCCTCTTGCTCTCGAGGTTCTTTAACATGGCGTCAAAGATGCTGATGTCAGCCTGCATGGCCACGGGATTGTCAGCGTCACCAGCGTGAGTGAGGCGCTCACCGTACTTCTTGGGATTCCACTTGGCCAGCAGCTTGAGCCGTGTCTCGATCTGCAGCTTACGGTGACCAAGCATGTCTTCCCTGGTAACCGTGATGCCATCTTCAGTCTCAACTTGCTTGGTGCCCCACTTAGGCGTGTCAGCTAGCTCGAGACATTCCTCGGCCATCTTGTCGTAGCCGATTTCGCGTGCGCGTGCGATTGCTCTGGAAAGACCGACGCCCTCCGCACCCAAAGCATCATCTCGATACATCCAATCGTAGATTGTTTGCCATGCTGGCATACCCTCATCTCTGCATATCTGTCTTAATGGCTCAGCGTTACTTAAGCGCTCCACAATCTCTTGGGCGATCTCAGGGGTGTATTTGCTGGGGCGGCCAGTTTTCTTGGGCGCGGGTTTTGGCGCGGCCTGGGCTTTGGGTTTGGCGGGTTTGGGCATCACATCTTCCAGTGACATAAGATCCGCTGATGATAGGGTTTTGGTGGGCTGGTGGCAATTACTTGCGCAAGGCAAGCTCTAACTGCTTGATTTTACTACAGCTTTACCAAAAAAAGAACCCCCATTGCGGGGGTGTAACTCTGTTGGGAAGTACAGAGGGGATCTCAGGAAGAACACCAACATGGACTACAACTCAGAGTCTAAATCCTCCCCGTCGTCTTGGCAATCCTCTTCACGCTCAGCACGCTCGCGCTCACGATAGTACTCATACAACTTGCGGTCCAGCCATGCGTCATAATCCATTTGTTTACTCCAGGCTGAGAAAGGTGTTGATGGCATCGCGCAACTCAATGACTTTGTCGCGGTTGATGGCTACTGCTGCATGAGCACCCAACTTCCATACTGACAACCATAAGCCATTGTCATGCTCGCTCAATGTAAGACGGTCAACTGCTTCAAGGTCAATACAAGTATCAAATTCTTTTTTGCTCATGGTTTGCTCCTGGTGGTGGGGCCGTAGTTCCTGGGTTTAATTAGCTAAGGCAAGGCGTGCATGACGGGAAGCCACTGAAAACGCAGTTCCAAATTGTGTACAGCAACCGACAATGATGCCGTCCTTGCCGTCGGTAATGTAGTACAGGTTTTTGCCTGCGTGCCATACATGAAAACGCCCGTCACTACCTTTGTGCTTCCAAGTTTTGCGGTCATCGTTCATCGTTGTTTGTTGCATGTCGTTTGCTCCTGGTTGGTTTGCGTTGTTTGCTACTGAGACTCAATCGTACTCTCATTTAATCCACTTGTGTAGACACACGCCATCCATCCGACAAGTGGTCATGGTAGGCAACTAAACGGCGTGTCACATGCAGCAGTTCAGCCTCATCCACCTGGTAATGCTTAGTAAACGCTTTGATACCCATGCCATGGATGCCAGTGCGTCCCCTATGGTGCTCAGGGCATAGCGGTATCGCGTCCCAGTGGCTTGCGCGCTGGGCCATGCCCGTGCCCTTCCTGGGGTGATGGATTTCACTCGGAGTGCCAGGATTGCCCTGAAGATGGCATAAAACACAACCAATTGCGGCAACTTTGCTCAAATGTTTTTTTTCTTCTTTATTCATAATAGATATAAGTTTTTTGACATTTTATACGGCTAATACAGTTTTTTGACACTCCAAATTTTTCAGCCAATTTGTTTAATGAATCATTGCTTTGCCTAATTTTTCCAGCTTCTTCATTTGTTAATTTTGCAAATGGATTTTTCTCTCCAGCTTGCCATGTCCCATGTTTTTTCTTATCAGCATGGTTGTTTTTAATCGTGTCCCATCGAAGATTAGTTAAATAGTTATTAATTCTGATGCCGTCATTGTGACAAGCCTCTTGATTTTGCTCAGGCTCACCTACAAAAGTGAGCAAGACGAGCCGATGAACAAGCTCTTGTTTCCTGCATCCTCCACCCGTCAAGTTAACGCATTCATAACCATTTTTTGCCACAATTTTTTTTAAGACTATGCCTCCTCGTGTTGAAATGCCAAACCGAGTTGGAACAGGCCGTCTTTTTGATCTTATGTTGCCGAAGGCTGAAACTTCATAAAAATTTTCCCAGCCAAAACACTCTTTCCATAACTCTTCCATGACCACCTCCTTTACACCATTGTAGCGAATGGTGTACAAAATTGCTACTCTGCTGGCGTACCAGGCGTGCCTTGCAAGTGACACAGCACGCAGCCAATGGCAGCCACCTTATCGAGGTGCTTTTTCTCTTCGTTGGTCATAACGCTTTGCGGATCTGCTCAGCATGCTCAATGCCCCAGCCCCTGCCTTGTGATTGCGCAATCTTTGCGGCGTAAGCCAATCCCGACCTGAAGCCAGCGCTCCAGCCCTCGGCGTACACCTCCTCAGTCCAGCCCTTATCGTCCTCAAACGCTACGGCGCCGAGAAAGTCAGCCAGGTCTGCCAGCATTTGCTTGTGGCGGCCATCGTTGCTCATCAGATCGTGGCCTTGCCCTCGTTCCTGAGGTTTGCTTGTTCCGTTCTCCAAATGTCCACTCTCGCTTGCGCTGCGATCAAATCCCATCTTAATTTCTCCTCAACTTGCACTGCAATTTCAATACCCCTCAGCAGTTCAATGTACTCGGGGTGCGCGTAAGCGTCACGCTCTTGAGCGCCTAGCGCTGTCTCAAGCGATTGCTTCATAAGCAAAGCCTTCTTGCTCTTTCGGAATTCTTCAAGGTACACGCGCTGCGCTTTTGCGTCAGCAAATTGTTTCGCGTGCTTAATGATGTAATCGACTGCGGCGTGCGGATCATGCTTCATTGTTTTTCTCATTTAAGATGCGTGAAATTTCCCGATCGATGTACCACCGGGCCTTGCGTAAGTCCTCGACCTCGTTGCCCTTGAGGCTTGCGCGCCAGATGTACTTCACGGCATTGCCCAAACAAAAGTTCATGTGCTCAGTAATCTCGATGCACTCCACACCCGATGGATGTGAGTTGTAATGTTTCGGGTGATTGACATTGTCATTCATGAATGGCCCTCCAAGGTCCGCCATAGGCGCTAGAAATCCAAAATCCTGCTGAGTTGATACTCATCCCCATCCTTTCCATTTCATCGCGTGTTTTGCATCTGCGGCTCACCCCAAAATCGCCTGTGCGGTGCTTATCAAAGGCAAAGGTTGAGTTGAAGTAGTTTTTGCAGGCCTGGCACTGGTTGCGATCACCCGTTAATTTCATACACCCTCACCTTCACGATTCCGGCGATTTGTTTGTTCCTGAAGATCCTCAGGTCCGAGATTTGGTTGTCGTCCTTCCACACTTGCGCGTGGGTCAGGCTGTCGAGCAGGGACTTGAGCAGGTTGTCGATGTCCCGCTTGCGCTTGTCCGGTGGGAACACTTCGATCTCGACTCGCAGGTCCCCCTCGAGTTCGTAGGTCTTCACCCCATGTTCCGCTAAGCACAGATTGACCGCCTTGCGGTAGGCCTGGCCCTCCTGCGAAATGTAAACGGTGGCGAGCTTGCCAATGACTCTGTGCCGCCAGTAAGTGTTTACGGTAGGTGGCCATGGCAATGTAGCCTCAAATGTTGGGGTTGAATCGGTAGGCGTTTGCACCTGCTAGCTCCACAAATTGTTGGGATTGACGGTCAAACCAAAGTCTTAACCGCGGCTCGTGGTCCCCATTTCGTTGCTTCTCACACAGCAACATTGCATCAGGCTCGGCAACATCCACAATCAAGCCGGCTTCAACGGACCGCTCTTTTTTCTTGTTGCGCCACATGAGCCAGACATTATCGACCTGGTCGGCAATCGATCCTGAACCTTTCAAATCCACCTTCTGAGGCATGGTCTCATCATTGGCAGCCTTTCGGATGTGATGGACCAGGTGGATGTGCAGGTCGGTGTCTCGAGCCAAGTT